TCCGTGTTTACGTCAGGTGTTCCTGTAATCCAATCGTTCTCGAAATACTCCTCGTTCTTATAAATGAATCCAACGTCTAACACTTCGTTTACTAAGTTGATTGATTCGTTTTCTACTTCGTTTCCTTTGTCTGTGTAACGTGAACTGAACTCTTTTCTGATTCCGTATTTATCTTGTAAGACTAATTCGTGGATATAAGTCTTTGCAGTTTGACTAAGCAACTCCGATTTGTTTCTCGGAGCTGACATAATTTTTCCTATAGCAGAGCATCTAACTTTCATAGTGCGTTTAATATATCAATTTGACCATCTGTTAACTGAAACTTACTCTCTAAAGACTCACGTGTTATCTTTCCATCCGTTACTGCTTTGACTGCGTCTTGAAAACGTTTAGAGTCTAATGCTTGTTTCTTTGGTTGCACTGGAGTATTGTCTTTTGAGTCAGGATCACTTTCCGTTTCATCAATTAAGAATAATCCGTTTAATGCGTATTTACGTGCGTAACTTGATGCAGTACCTGTACATTGTTCAGAGGACATTCCTTTGTGTTCTCCTAACTCTGCAAATCCGTATGACTGAACTACACTATCACCGTCAGAAAGTGAAGCAGTAGCCTTTAAAAATAGCTTGTTGCCTACCTGAATAATCTCATCAGTTAAAACTAATAATGATTCGTGTTTTTGTAGTAATGGTTTAAGTGATTCAAGAATCTGCTCTGCACTTCGATACTTGTACTTACCGAATGAGTTAAAGCTACCTTTTGGACATTTTAATTCTGCCTGAATTTTTAATAGGTTTTTCATAATAAATTGGTTTTTGTTTAGATGCAAATATAATACTTTATTTCATATCTCGTACTAAATCTTTATATTTTTTTATGATTTCTTTTAGTTCGTCTTTTGTCCATTTTTTTGTAACGTGCCTTTTTGCTTCCAGTTCATCAAATCTTTTTTGTCCGATTTTAGAACACAGTCTTGTTCGATATTCCAACAAGTTACCTGATAAGAATTGATTACAGGTGATGCAACTTGAATGTACATTATCTTCATCGAATCTTACGTTATGGTGATTGTTTGCGTTCCAAAAGTGAGAAGCATTTACTCTACCTTTGATTGGTTTACCACAAGACACACAAGGTAATCCTTTATCTCTCAAATTTATATACTTATTGAATACTATCTGAGCTGCTTTAACTATGTCTTGTACTGTTTCTAGCTCGTTTTTCATTCGTGTTTTCGTCTGCTTCCACGTCTTCTCTTTTACCTCAGCTACAAAAGCACGGATGCACTCATCATTTAAGCAGTATTTGTGATTGAATCTGATAGGTTCAAACTTTTGTTTGCAGTTTTTACATCTCATAATGGTAATTGTTTTAATATTTTATAAAGTACGTTTACAACGATTGAATTACCAGCTTGTTTGTATGCTTGTGAATCGCTAACCTTCCAAGTAAATGTATCAGGAAAGTCCATTAATCGAAAGCATTCACGAGGAGTTAATCTTCGGATCCTGAATCCATCTATTGTTGCCTGATTACATCCAGTATCTAATGTTTGTGCTACTCCTTTACCTACTCTTCCTCTTCGTGTTTCTGAAGATGGCACACTAAAATTGATTGAATCACCTTCTCTTGCTTCTTCGTATCCTTTGGATGTTGCCGATTTAATTTTAAGTAGTTTCATTCCTCCGTGTTCATTTCCATCACCTCTTGCTAATAAACAAGATGCAACTTCATTTCCTTCATAAACATTATCTCTTATTGGATTTTGTCTACTATTCCAATTTGAAATTCTTTCAATTGTTTGTGAACTCAAAAAATACTTATCATCCACATCATACTCAAGTACATCCTTCAATCGTTTAGTCAAATGCTCTTCTCGTGGAAATTGAAAGTGATTATCAACGTCATCTCGGATTCCAATCAAAAAAACTCTTTCTCGATTTTGAGGAACTCCGTGATGCTTTGCATTGAGAACTTTCCAATACAAGTGATAAGGAACTGCGTCATCGTGAGGAAACAATACTGGTAATCCATTTACTGATTTACCACCTAACATATTGATCCATTCTTGGAATGTTTTACCTCCATCATCCGAAAGCAATCCTTTCACGTTCTCAAAAATAAAAAAGCGTGGTTTGTTTACTTGAATGAATTCATGCGAGTTGAAGAATAATACTCCTCGTTTATCGTCTTTCCCTAGACGCTTACCTGCCAAGCTGAATGCTTGACATGGAGGAGAAGTCATGTAAATGTCAAGTGACTCAGTAGGAATCTCTCTGTCATAAACATTAGCGGGATAGTATTTAGGCTCTCCATAGTTGTGGATGAATGTATCTCTTGCATATTTATCCATGTCACAAGCAAACACCGTTTCATAGTTTACGCCTAAACGCTTCAGAGCTTGGTCAAATGCACCTACTCCACTAAAATCACTTCCTACTTTCATCAGTCAAATTTTATTGTTTCTTCAATCCATTTTCTAAATAATAACTGCAACTGTACTTGTTGCTCGTATATTTCATCTCGTTTTTCTCCATATACCTGTAAAACTTTGTAGTCAACCTTTCTTATTTCGTCTGCTAGGATGTTTGCTTTACGTTTTAAGTCTTGTTTGAAAACGAACTGATCGTTTAAGTCTTCAATGAAGTCTGCTAATACTGGAAGCACTGCTGATAGTGCTACTAATTTGTGGTTTTTAGTCATTGTTTAATATTTATGTAGTTGTTTTTTTGCTTTTAAATATGATTCTTTTGCATCATTTTCATTTTTGAAATATCCTAAATAATTCATTTTTTTGTTTATTACAATATATGCCATATATTTTTTAGATTTTTTATGATAACTATATCCTTTTGCTTTTACAACGTTCCACATATTTTGTTGATGAGTAACAGAACGTAAATTCTCAATTCTATTATCTGTTTTATTTCCGTTAATATGGTCTATTTCTTCTGCGATTTGTTTATGACAATAGAACCATGCAAATTGATGTGCTAAAATAGAGTATATTTCATTTTCATTTTTAAATTGAAATTTAATATAACCTCTAGGATTTTTTGTATTTATATCTTTTCCTCTAACACCATTTATAATTCCAGTTAATGGGTCATATTTATAGCCTTTTTCAATTGCCATTTCACATTTTTTAATTTTTTTTTCTATAGTTATAGTCATAGTTCTACGTTTTTGTGTTTAAGTTCGTGTTCTAGTTCTTCAATTCTTTTCTTTAATTCTCCGTTTATATGCAGACACCTGTTGATTTCTCGTCCGTGTAAGCGTAGTTCTGTTTCAAGTTCAATGATTGCTAACTGCACCTGCTTTAAGTCGTTCTCAGTGTCTTTAGCTCCGTTTATGTACGCTTCTGCTGATGGTCTTTTCTCTTGCAGTTCTTCTCGTGTTAGCTTTACTTTCCAAATGTTCTTTTGTATTAGTCCTTTGATGTAAAGTAGTTTTAATCCTATGTCCATTCTTTCTGTAATTTTAATTGTTTTTCGTTTTCCTTTATATGATTATTAATCATTAAAAGCAAAGTGTTTTTTGCTTGTTCATATGGACTCAATTCCTTTAATAAATTTAATTTTAACCATTTAAAATATTCTATATCATTAATCGATTTGATTAATTGTCCTTTATATTTTCCAAAATTAATAATATACTTATCATATGTTTTTTGTATATCAAATCTATGCTTAGTAAAATAATCAGGATTATATTTTTTATTGTTACCGAATATTAATAAAATAGCTTCAACTTCATGCTCATACAAATCAAACCATTCTCCATGAACTCTTTTTGATTTAAATAAATGATGTAATGTTGCTTCTGAAATTGTACTTGAATAATCTATTAATTCAATATCTACATTAGCTGTTTTTAATCCTTTTAACCTTTGTTTTGGATTAACTGATTTACCTATTTTAAAATAAAATCCATCAGTCATTAAATAACAAAATATCGTTTTCATTAGAAGTCTTTGTTAGCGTGAATAGCGTTAATTTTCTGTTCTACCATCGTAATCTTTGCTTGAGTTGGTGGTATAGGTCTAAAAGGTTTAAGTGGATCTTGTCCGTTTATTGTAAAGCCTAATCCACTATTGAAATCACACATAATAAAATCATCCAATGCAGTAATCTTTCCTCCTGTATCAGTGTCCTTTACTTTTTCAACAGATATCAAAGTTACAAATTTCATTGTTTCGTGTTTTACTAACCTGTGAATTACAAACATATCATCACAACGATTCAAAAATGCTTTACCTCCTTCAATGTGGTCTTTCATTGGTGGTTTAAGATGTCCTTTCCAGTGGTGTTGTTCTCCGTATATATTTCCTGCTCTACCTGATTCAGTATTTGGATGCGTGTTTATGTAGATTGACTTACCTGTTTCGTTTACAAACTGACGTGCTGCGTTCAAAAACTTGTAATTACCTTCATATCCCATTTCTCTATCAAGTCCCGTGTATGGATCAATCAAACAAGCATGAGCATCTGACTTACGAAATATCTCGAATAACTCAGCAGGTTTGTAAAGTTTAGAATTGTCTACAAAGTCAAAATACTGCTCTAGGTAAGTTGAGTAACTAAGTATTTGTTGTTCGTTTAATTCTCGGTATGGCTTACCTGAATAGATTTGAA